GAAATGGGGTATGCGAGCCTCTGCTCGGTAGGCCGGACGGCGGTGGTGAAGTCTTTCCTGAAGATTAGCCGCCGGCCAGGCACGTCGACAGATGCGGCTGGATACTACATTGTCTTGCCGAATGCCAGGAGCTCGGGGCTGGTCGTGCATCTCAATGACCACCCAGATAACGGGCTGGGGGCTTTGAGAGTGCGGCAGATGGATGTAGGAGGCGTGGTGCTACCGGGCTTCCGCAGTGGGACCGAGTCTGATGTGATGGCGCGCCTGAAAGCAGCCGAGCCATTGTCATCGTACCTGTGGAGAAGGGGACAGTCCAGCATCCCAGCGCCGGCAGAGTTCCTGAATACAGGGCGCACGCTGGGAGTGACAGCCATCCATATGAAGTGGGACGACGAGTATTTCTTGTCGCAGCCGGAGCACTTGCCGGCACCCCATGAGATGGGTGGCGACGTCACTTATCGAGTCAGTTGTCCTCGAGGTATCCCGCAGGGGAAGCCGGGGGCAGAAGATATCCGGCGGTGCAATGCGCGGACCCGCGCCGCAGCTGCCCTGAATCAGGCTCGCCATAGGAGTGCCTACTACCAGGAGGCTTACACGGAGGAGATGAGCATTTCCGCCTCAGCACCGGTGATGCCGGAGGAGCAGATGGTGTATATGGGCGGGAAGTCGATCGAAGAGGAGAGGGCGCTGGTGGAACGGGAGAGTTTCCGATCTCAAGGACCGAGCGAGGGGGATATAAAGGCTGTTGGGATGGACGAGAGTCAGAATACCGCCCGCGGCCCCCCGGCGGCGGTCAAGGTATTCATGACGGCGGATCGTGGGCCCAAGGCCAAATCAGGCGGTGGCGGTGTGCGTACTGTGGCCATGCCCACGGAGAGCCGTGCCCCAACGGCTATAACAGAGGACCCCTCGGAAGTAGGCCAAGTTGAGCCCGAACCCGAGCGGGCCTCCGCCGAATGACGGGGCAGAGCCGAGTGATCCCTTTCGGACGATTGGGGATTGCACTCGAAAAGCTCTTGCACGAATCGTCCCGCCTTCACCCGGTTGTGAAGGCGGTATTAGGACTATCAGACACAGGATTATTGGCCATCGAGAAGGAGATTGATATAGTAGGCAGGCTTATGTCCTACCGGCTTGAGAAGGAGGCACTCGCATTCAGTCTGGTGCGATGTACTTTCCCTATCCAAGTCCCGGTAAGTGAAAGTCTGGTATTATATCTTGCAGCCCACGCATTGGAACCACTTTCCCGCCATCCAGGGGCAGGTGCGGTACCAGTCAGGTGGAAGGATCGGGAATACAGGGAGAAAGGATTCCCGATCAAGGAGAGCCACCCGGGTGCGAGCAACAAGGTCAACGTGTATCTATCTGAGATCATCGAATCCTTGGACGCGGAAGAGCCCACGCTCATGCCGGTCGTGAACTCATCGTTAGCCTTACTTTATGGGAAATGCTACGATGACCAGGCGAGCGGGGTCCTTCTCGCAGGATACGGACTTTGCCGTGTGGTAGCGGACCCTTACCAAGCATTCGGTGTGGCGACCCAGCTGGTACTCGACCCCGCGGGCGCCAAGGATCTGAGCACGGCGCTGAAGTCGGCAGGGCTGAACAGCACAAGGGTGGGGTCGATGCTATGCGAGGGTCAGTCTCTGTTAGGACGAGGGGTCGGTGAGATTGACCTTGAGAAAGAAGTGAGGAGGCGAGTCGAGAAGGAGGTCACGGGGTTAGCTCAGTTCGATCCGGATGAGCTAAGGGAGGCCGTGAGGACCATTCTGAGCGAAGAGTTGACCCGGACGGTCGAGTTTAGCTCGATGGAGGACCACTGGGACAGCCGATGGGCATGGTGCGTGAACGGGAGCCACGGGAAACTGCTGGAAAGGTTGCGTCCCCAGTACG